CTTCAATAATCGGAGGAGCTAATTTCATATATTTTTCTTATGGAAATCTTCAATAATCGGAGGAGCTAATTTCATATATTTTTCTTTTCCATGTAACGTAAGTTCAACCAAAGCATTTTCCAAGTTGTCTTGGACTAACGTTTCAATAAGTTTATCAGAACCTTTCCTATAAAACAGCGGTAAATTGTAAATTGTCTCAATATCAATGGGAGCCACCCACCGTCGTATAGGATAGTCTATCATACGAAAAGATCGTTTAAGAAAGGTAACTTCCGTAATGTCGGAAAGTCCTACCTTAACTTTACCCTTATCTGCTGCTGTATATTTTAAACCTAATTCAGCAACAGATTCAGCAATATATTCTCCGGTAAATTTATCCCTGTACTCCGGAGATGCACTATATAAGTTGTCATCTCCTTGAAATATTGGTGATATATGATCTCTGAACACGCTAAGAGAGCCTATGCTAAAATCATGCAATCTCAACCATGTATATCTAAAAGCAAACATGTTGTAAATATTATTACACCAAGTTGTAAAGGGGTGTCCACTAGGTAATGAACCTCCCCATTCATAAACAAGATTGTCAATGATATGTCGTGATTGAGTCAACTCTAGCCATAGTAATTTTCTCACATACTGGTTTTCCTCAACATCTGAATACCATCTATTGATAATATCAAGCATAGCCCAGTGTATCTGACTAATTTCAGATGCGTCAAAACCCGAATAATCTCCATCGCCAAAACATTTTGAAAAACCATATCTACCCAAATATTCTGCCAAGAAATGCCAATCCATGCTATATGGGTCCATACCAACTGCACATTCATTGTGCATCATATTCTGAGTAAGAAAATAAATAAACTCTCCAAAATACATACGAAAAATTATTTGGTAATCTAACGACGTCCCATTAAACAAACGTACTTTCCCTTGTTTTATCTTTTCTAAGGAAACGAGTTCATCTTTCAAATTATCTGTAACCAAAAATATAGGTCTTTCTCCTCTTTTAAGCATTAAAATAATACTTTCCAAATGGTTCACAATATTACTCGGCAATTCAGTAAATGGTTTATCGGGAGGACCCATATACATAGATTTACCTTTTGACATTTTATTTAAAGGATAACCTGCACTCGTAGACCTAGTTAACGCTCTCCAACCCGGTCTATCTGGATCACCAAAAGTGGCCATATTCATTGTCATTAAAGGTTTATGATAAGGGTGATAATTACCCTGAGAATTTAACATGTCAAAAATATTATCAAATATAGCTGTTACAATTTTGGGATTAACAAAAATATGATTGTTAATACAGTATTTACGCATGACTAATTCTAAAGGATTAATTAACTCACTTTCTTCATTTACAAAAGGAGCTTTTGGAGAAATTCCTTTGGTCATTGGCCAAGCGGACAGCCCTGAATAACAAATACTTGTATCTAAACTTACAGTAGAGAGTGGATATTCAAAATAAAGGTCAGCAAACCTATCACAATACACACTACTCTGAGGTACTACTGCAGCATCTGACTTCTTATCTACAAACCATTTCTTTTCTTGCTTAAGTTTGTTGATTATATCAGTCAGATCCTCTTGGTAAATGAAAGAACAATATCCTTTGTTCATCACTCCTGATTTACCGGCTATATGCATTCCAAGAAACTTCCTCCTGCTACCACAAGAGTTAAGACCTACAAGAGCTCCACAATCTCCATCCATGGTCATAGCATTATATTCCAGAGTTTCTGCTACAACATAGGTTGTCTTCTGGTTATTAAATTCAAATTCAACTTCAAGGTCCTTATACCTACACGCAGTAGCAGGTATAGCTTCTCTCATTCCGTCACTCATTTTCATCATAGTGATAGAATAAACCTCATGTCTTTTAAGATAATCACGCGGTAGAAATTTATGTGAAATGTCGCCTTGAGAATGAATATTCAATTTATCCAACCATAAAAATATGAGATCACTTTCAGGGCGATCAACAATAATACAAGACTTTAAAGTCTCGAAATCTATGAATCGTGAACCCCCTCCATGTGTAATTTTATTAGGAATCATCCTAAATTTAAAATCATCGAACAAATGACCCCAACCTTTGTCTTCACATGCTTTCTTCCTAACCTCTATCAATGTTATAAAATGTCTAGGCATTACCGCTAAATAACGACCTATAAAAAGAAAGTTTCCTGATTTTCTATAGAGTTCTTTATTGGTAATTTCAGTATGTTCTAAAGTCCACATGTTATGTATCGCAGCTGAGGAAAGCTCATCAATATTATTTGTATCCCTAACAATTGAAATTTGTGGAACTACGGCTTCTGTAGAGGAAATAACTGGCAATAATGTATCAGTTGACCATTCACCTTGAGGTTGTGCAACAGGTTCATCTTGTTTCAAAAGACTAGCTATATTCTTCCCTGGAATATTTCCTTGATGTTTCGCTCGGTTATAAGCACGATTTATACGCTGTTGTCGTGTCTGATCTTTATTAAAACCTTTTGTGACACTTTGAGGTGTAATCATCTCTTCTCCTTCTTCTGTAAAAATATGTGTATAAGATGGACTATCCAAAAATCCATGATACAAGTCAAGACCAGCATCTAAATTTTGAATCATTTTCAGTAATTGTTGCTGTGAAGGGACCCAATCAGACAAATCTGCATTTTGCGGTAAAACAACTTTATTTTTTTTGACTATCTCGTTAAATATATAGTCCACAGGAAGAGATTTTGGTTCTTGATTTAAGCAAGTAACCAACACATACAGTAAATCCTCTAATGACATTTTATTACGAGGGAGTTCAATCATAGTGTCAATCATTATTTGGACTTTAGATTTTCCTTTAACATATGATATTAACTGAGAAAAAATAGTATCATATAATATTGAACTTGAACCTACAACTTTGACTAATGTGAGATAAGTAAAGGTTGCATGAAAAACATTGTTATCCCACAACCACGCGGCAAAGGAAACAATCTTCTTATTCGTTTCCAAGTATGCTGCAGTAGCGACTTTCCTGAAATCTTTCATCAAAGAAAAACCGTTTTCTAATTCAGTCATATCAAAAATAGTGTTTAAAGTATGGTTATTTTCTCTTGTAAAATTTTGTAACATGTTTGCATGAACATCATCAACGTTAAATGAAAATTCTGACTGTAAGAATTGGGACATACGGGAAGGAGTATCTATATCAGCTATATAATCATATTGCCTCAAAATATTAAATATTTCTTCTTCAGTTATCATAATTTCATCAACCTGAGCAGCAATTAAAATAGCATTTCTAGCCAAACGATAACGATTTCTCAACATCGTAGTAACGTCCGAAGGTAGCCTGGTAATATTTTCTTCAAAATTATGAAACCAGTCACACCTCCTTATTCTATGTTGCATCTGTCTTGATTGTAGCCACATGTCAAAAATAGTACCTACTAACATCCCTCCATAGTAGTTGGCAAGGAAAATTCCGAATTCCATATACATCTGAGGTCTAGCTTTTATACGTTTTTCTATTATAGGATTTATTCTATCATTTATAAAGTCAAGAGCATCTAAATGTCGTTGCTCAGAAATCTTTACTCTTTCTAGAACTTTCTCTATAATATCATCATATCCGACTACATTTCCAAATTCATGTGTATAAACATTGTACTCATGGTAGTCACACATAAGAGCATCTAATCTGGTAGGAGCCCTTTTCCCGTCCGGTAAAAGTTCTGGTTTAAACCTCCTTTCCATTGGATGATTATGCAATGACTCAGGGGTACAATATTCATCTTTCGGACAAACAATATAAACCAATTGCATTCTTCTCGTCAAAGCTTCAGTAGAGTAAAGCGACTCCGCAGTAAATCTGCATTTATTAGAAGTCCCAATAACTACTTTGGCATTACAATAAACTTGTCCTTTATCTGAAATATCTGCCATATGAAATCGATAAAAGAAAATATTAACTATTCGAATTATATCCATCAATTCTGTTGGTTGACCAGGAACATCTCTTGTTTGATTAAAGTCATCAAATAAGTAAATGATGTGTTTTATCGTAACACCGTCCATAAATTCCTGTTCATGATAGCGTGAATAAATAAAGTCAGATTTCATACGCTTGAAATCTTCAAGATCCTCATCACTCACAAGGTGGGCACCAAGTTCGTAACTCATTGCTGAGAGTGCACCAGATTTACCACAAGCTGGTCCACCTAAAAGGAAAATAGATACCGGTTCTGGTCGAATATGATCAGATGAAGGGTTCTTGTCCAAAAGATGGGCAAAAATCTTATCCAACTGATTCAAGTATCTTCTTATAAGTTGTTCACTTTTCCTCACATAAGGAGAAGTGTTGTGTAGCAACCTATTTCCTTTAAGAAGAGTGACTCGCAAAAGCTCTATATTCTCATGAGTGGGAATAAGAGAGCGATTATGAGCTTTAGTAAGAATTTTCTCAGTATTGTCTATAAATTCTTCAATATCTGGATTATCAGGTGAAAGTATCCTAAAGACACAATCCTTTTCACCTAAAAATTCCCTAACTGATTTTATAATATAGGCAACAAATTCAATAATAACCTTAACATGGTCTGCTAAAGCTGTTTTAGCTCTATAAAGATGTGAGACATTCTTTAGTGTTTCCATCATTGAGCCTTTATTAATGTATTCTTTAACTCCAAACAAGGATACTAACAGAGTACTAAGATACTGGATTGATATATCTACATCCGATTCATACATAATACCTGCCATTTGCGGTATGACTGAATCTGATGATGAAGGGGTACCATTTATAAATTGGAAAATAGAACTAATAATGTCATTTAATACACTTCTTTTCTTAAAAATAATTACTGCCCCTGTTACTATTGCTACGCTAATCGAGACATTAGACCCCGAAGAAACATAATTTAGTAATGCAGCTGTAAATACAACATACAATGTGACTTCTGTGAAGTTGTCACATAATCTTTGTACTATAGGCAAAGAAGAAATTCGTGTCAATATTGATCCCACAATTTCAGTACTATTATCGACAATAGTACTCGAGTCAGGAATTATATTCTTAAACTCTATATCGTCAATAACATCATTTATATTCTCCATTATCCTAGTCAACTCTGGAGACAAATTTACAGTATGTGAAAATGGAATGGACCAAGAACCAGACTGAAAATTTGCTTTCATTTTACTCAACACAAATTTGTCTAATGCGAACTGTCTGTAAGAAAGATTTTCATAAATCAAACGTCTTACCAAACTATATACAGTTCCTTCACGGTTTGCTATAACAAATGAATCGGCCGTATAGTCATAATAGACATCATTGTGGAAATAAGTAATACCTTTATTAACATAATAAAACCTTGATTCATCGATATACAATTTAACTAACATTGACTTAGATAAAATTATATCCGGAGAATCAAATCGATTATTATCATGTTTCTGGTTAATATTTAAATTGAAACTACTAACAGAACTTGTAGAAACAACAATTTCATCAGATTGGATTGATTGTACTTCTTCAGCATCATGTTCAAACGTAGAGTATGACGTTGCTTGCTCATGAACCGTTAAATTTTCTACAAGACTTGTATTGAGAATTTCTTCTAACTGTACATCAATAACAGAAGTATCACTCTGAAATCTTACAGGAATTTGTACAATAGGATTAATACGCTCAAATACAAAATTTCTTGGCCTCACTTCGTGTTGTAATTCGTTATCAATACTTATTGACAAACGATCAAAATCCATTTCGATTTCAGAAATTAATGGGTTACCCCAATCATCTTCTTCGACATCACTATCAGTACTATCATCAACGGGAAAGTACTCCTCATGGATAATACTGTCTGAGGCATCTTGAAGATAAAATTGTGCTTCTCTATTATTTCCTCTTTCAAAATCACTAAAAACTTGATACAATTCACCACATTTATCATGTACGATAACTTCATCATCAACAAACAAAACACGGTAATTATAAAATATTTCTTTATCATCCACATAGGGGATGAAACTTATAATGTGGTTTTTATATTCCTCGCTCGAGAAATAAAAAGCTGTTTCTTTGTTATAGTCGCTTATCATCGGAATACAATCCGGCTTCGAGGTTACTGCTGAATTATTTGTACTGTTCATAATGCGTTAGCTATAGGATTTAAATTACAACCTTTCGGGAGGGGCATTTATACTAAGACTTAGCCATGGTCCTAGGGTATTTTACTTGGGATACCAACTCCACCAATTAAACAATTGAAAGCTATATTGGTATAGCTTAAGAAAGATCCAGATTCTTACTGCTTCGAGAAACATAATCTCAGAATTTTTAATAATTTTGTAGTTTTGTATATTGTTTTAAAATTTTGGTTATATTTTTGAATTTTCTTATTTATTTTAAAATAG